GTTCTACCGTTTCTACCCAAAAACACAAACTTTGAGAATTTAGAACAAACACGTGAAAACTTCAAAACGCGTGAAAAAATCACGCAAAACACTCAAAAACACAAACTTTGAGAATTTAGAACAAACGCATAAAAACTTCAAAACGCGTGAAAAATCACGCAAAACACTCAAAAACACAAACTTTGAGAATTCAGTGCAAACGCGTAGAAACTTCAAAAGGCGTGAAAAATCACGCAAAACACTCAAAAACGCAAACTTTGAGAATTTAGAACAAACGCATAAAAACTTCAAAACGCGTGAAAAAACATGCAAAGCGTGCAAAACGCTCAAAAACGCAAACTTTGAGAATTCAGAACAAACGTGTAAAAACTTCAAAACGCGTGAAAAAACATGCAAAGCGTGCAAAACGCTCAAAAACGCAAACTTTGAAAATTCAGAACAAACGTGTAAAAACTTCAAAACGCGTGAAAAATCACGCAAAACACTCAAAAACACAAACTTTGAGAATTCAGAGCAAACGCGTGAAAACTTCAAAACGCGTGAAAAAATCACGCAAAACACTCAAAAACACAAACTTTGAGAATTCAGAGCAAACGCGTTAAAACATCTAAAGGGGTAGTATTTTTGTACACACACACACATGTGTTTAAGTTCGTCAAGTTTGCAAAATTGGTTTGATCAAAACTCTAACGACTCTTTTTACCGACAACAAATTCCACCACCATCTGACATTGAAGTCGCGCTATGTATCTATTCAGAAATGTGGGAGACTCTTGATCATTCTCGAAGATATTGTTTAAATCCGCTCATATTGGCAGTTGAGATACTCGAAAGAGCAGGTGTTGGGAAATATCCGAACGTCAAACGTTTTAGCGGTTCAAAAGGAAAGATCTACACTGAAACAATAGACCTTATGTGGAATCAAGCGCAAAGAATGAAAAACACTCAAAAACGCGTACTTGGAGAAAAAATGATATAAAGTCGATTCAAAGCTTTTTTAGAGCATCATCAGAAGTCGAGGTTCATTCGTTTATACAAAACTTTAAAATGAAGACCGATGATGCGATAAAGATTTCATTAGACGCATTAGCGATTTATCCAAAAGCAAAACTATCAATGATGAAAGAAAAGATCGGACGTGAGTGCATTTGTCGCTTTCTCCATAATCTACTCATCGCACATTTTAACAACAAGATTCCTGAAAATATGATTCCAGTTGTGTCGGCTTTGACCTCTAATGTTTTCGCGAATGATCGCGCCATTATGATGCAGTTAAAAGACGTCGAAAGAGTCTTGTCAATGATGGATGTGGATCCCATTTCAGACAATCGGAGATTGATCGAGATGTATGTCAACTATCAAGATAATCAAAAGGAGATTGCCGAGAATGAAAAGCAGAGTAGAGAACGTAGAGAGATGGTCGAAAAGGTGAAACTCGAAGAGGACGAAAGGAGAAAACTCGAGTCAAAGTCTGTTTGTGTTGATATGCTTCAAAAGATGTGTGAAATCATCAAGCAAAATAATAATACATGGTGTCCATACGGATGTGGCGATCAACAATGTCTTATACTCGGAGACTACACGGGAGATTTGCTTGATCCGAGTGTTTCGAACGAAAAGATAATTGAAAAACTACTACAAGTTCTCAAAGTCAGAGATGACTACTTGCGCATATTGTCGTAAAGTGCGTGAAATGGGCAAATACGGTCAAAAATGATATTCTACACAAATACAAAGATGGACAACGTGTTGTTTTTTACGAGCTTCTTGTTCATATTCGTCGCAATATATGCTACTAAGAAGGGTCTTCGATTTTACTCGTATGCTTGGTTTTTGTTGTGCTTTACGTCAATTCTTGTTCATGCTTGTGGCACAGGTCACTTCCTCGATCAAGTGGCAATTTACACCGTAGTCGCGATAGGTCTATATCACTTTATTTATTCAGGGTTTCAAATCATTCCTATCCTATGTTTTGCCGCGTGCATAATCGGATACTACATCATATCGATACACCACGCATGGATTCACTTGCTGAGTATGATTGGACATACGGTCATCATGTACAATTGAAAACACCCCGTCAAGATTGGGTTTAATTTTTTCACGTCGTATGACAAAATGAAGGCCATCACACAATATTCTTGTAGATACATCACACCCGACCGTCTCGTATACGCCATCGTCAGTAAGAAGGGCATCGATACGCCCCTACACCGAGCCGCCATCATGTCGACCGATTTCCGCGGCAGCGGCCCTACTCCTGCGCGAGTTCTTGTCGCCGTGAGTGACCCGATCGTAGCACATGTGGCGTGTCGAGACGTAGAACATGAACTCATTGAGACCACCTCGAAAGACTTTGCTTACATCGCCGAGCTCATGAAGATGCCTAGCGTCGTGATATTGGATGCAGTCCGAGAAGAGGACTTTATATTTTACGAGCTACATTACGTGTCTCCCAATAGGTAAGTCATCAACGCGTCGACCTTTTTCTTCCCAACACCCTCCACGCTCATCAACGTCTTTCTCGCTTGTGGGTCGCGTTGAAGGGCCGTCATCAAAGCCGGTAATGTTCCGGCACCGAACGTGTTCATGATCATAGCCGCATTGTTGAGCGACACGCCGGGGATTTGCGAGAGTTGGAGCTCGGCCACCGACCTCGGATCCTTGGCGTTGTCACCACGTTTCTTAAAACAGGCCTTGTATGCCACTCCCGCCACAGGCGCTCCCCGAAAGAAGGCCTCGCCCTTTTGACAGACCTTTTCATACATACTACGCACAAGAGCGCATGTGTCGGCGACGTCACGACTGAAGAACACAGGTACACCATCACGTATCATCGTGTTTATGATCGCAGATCGCACTCCACCGTCTGCACAACCACTCCACTCAAAGTCGCTCCCAACCTCACAAATGTAGACAAACCGGCCTAGCCCCAACACCGATACCGCCCGACACTTTTGCTCCGTGTAACGCCCATCTTTAATCGACGCCGCCAAGTCGGCCAACGACTTGCGCTCAATCGCCAACACGATCCGATCTTCTTGTTCAACATCGCGAGAAACTACGGCAAAATCCCCGATGTCCAATTGCTTTTGCTCTGCGTCGGCAAACACACCTAGAGAAAGCGCACCACGCTCGCGACAGTCGACACATAAACTAAACGTCATCTTTGGAATTACACTTACACTCAGCATTGATATCTTTAAGCCAATTACTTTTTCAGGTCGAAAAGCATATGTGCATGGCCGCGATGTTGTCGCGCGAACCCGCTTTCAACGCGGCCTGGGTGATGACCATCGGTGCATTCGTATTCATCGCCAATTTAGCCACTTGGTATATGTTTAGGTAGTCCCAAACGCCGTCGGACGCGATCACGATGTTTTTCACAGAGGCCGTATCAACTTCGCAAACGTATGGCACGGCCGACATGTATTTCTTGAGCTCCACATCACCAAAACCTCGCGACAAGTTGAGAACACCAAATAGGCGTAGGTCACCTCCATAATGAAACACGAGACCTTCTTTTTCCCGGATCATATCCGCCTCGTTCGCGGCCGAATGCTTTTCGGATACAAAACGATAATTGGCTTTCGCGTCGGTATCGATGGTCATAGCCATGCTATCGCCAATGTTGGCGAACCAACATTTATCATCGACGATCAAACAAATCACGCAAGTGCTCCCCATATCTTTGAATGTATGCATGGAACAAACCATATCATCGAGCTTCTCGAAACTCTGAATGATTGCGTCGCGTATGTTGGCATGCGAGTCAATCTCTTTTTCGAGGATGGTCGGTAGGTGATAGTGACAGAAGCGCGCCACTTCGTGCCCTCCGTGTCCGTCGAAGACACCGAACAAAGGATATTGTTTCTCGGTGATCTTGGTGCTCAATGTGTAATCCTCCATATACTCTCGGCGCCCTTTTGTGGAATACACTTGATGTATCGTTTCTCGTTGCATTTGAATATACTGTTGAAAAAAATGACATAAGGAAGACACACTATGCTCTTCGCACGTAGGACTAAAATGGCGAGCGAGCAAGCAGAATTGCCCTACAACCTTGCAAACGTGTTGGCCGACGAGGCCGATGTGAACCGTATTATTTCCGAATATAGCGACACCGTCCGTGTTCGCGATATCAACGTTTACCGCAAAGCATTCGTGCATCGCTCGTATTGTACGCGAAAGAACGAGAACTTTGTCAATGGCAACATTCAGTGCCCGTCGGGCTGCTTGCCATTGCAAGAAGAGTCCAACGAGAGGCTCGAGTTCTTGGGCGACGCCGTGGTCAATCTCGTGGTGGGTCGCTACTTGTTCAATCGGTACCCGGACGAGAACGAGGGCTTCATGACCCGCATCCGTACCAAGTTGGTTAACGGAACGATGCTCGCTCACTTTGGGGATTTGATCGGATTGCACAAGTACATGATCATCTCGAAGCAAATCGAAGACAACGAAGGCCGCAATAACAAAAAGGTGCTAGAGGACGGTTTCGAGGCGTTCGTGGGCGCCATGATCAAGGACACGGGCGAGTATGACGCCGTGGAGGACTGGATTGTGAACCTCATCGAGAGCAACATCGATTTTGCGGATCTCATTAGCAGCAACAACAACTACAAGGACATGCTCATCAAACATTTTCAACACTCTTACAACAGTAGTCCTAAATTCTTCGAAATGTCGGTGGATACGACATCCACGGGCGGGAAAAAATACACGATTTGCGTCAAGCGGGTGAGCGGTGAGCTGCTCGGTATAGGAACAGGGCCGTCTAAGAAGCAAGCCGAGAACGAGGCGTCGCGTGTGGTATTAGTTTCTCTTGGTTTGGTCCCTGGTTGAATAATATATGGTTGTATATCATGGACAAAACCAGTCAACGATCTTTTCGCTCGCACAAGACGCCGGGCGACGTCGTGGCATATTTGAACAAGAATTTTTGTTTTGAACTTGACTTGACCATGGACGAAGTCTGCGACGACGAGCTCATGTCCATTGTATTGTTCGATCTCATGAACATTCCGTTGAAAAGTGCGCTATCCAACTTTTTGAGTGAGCGCGCCCGGCGTCAAGTCGTGACTAAGGACCAATAATGGCACTCGCATCCTGTATATTGACAGTGAATTTCATCGCAATCACGTTTTGTAGCGACACGTTGATCACGTCTCCCATCGAGACCGTTTGAGTCCGCCAATCTATCGTTTGGTTGTAATCCTGTAGGGCTTTAAGCACATCCTTGTCTTCGATCAATTTTCCGGCTTTTTGGTCAAGCTCGCCCGGCGTCAAGATATAGAAGGAATTGTGATAGCCACTTTCGTTTGCCTGACCGAGTTCAAGGACGTCGTGTCCCTCGTGTCGGTTGATAAAGTCGATTAACCTGCTGCTCGCGGAATCTCGAGCGTCTCCGAGCTTGATGCCGCGCACGCTCACGTGGTCGCCCACGAAAAACTCGTTCTTGTCAAAGTACTTGTCCAATACCACTTTGAGATACATGGGGTTGAACGGCTCATACTCGAGTTTAAAGACTCGGTAATCGTCCGTGCTATTATTGAACAACGTGCCGTTTGGTTTGACTAGAGAAATGCTCATTTGTTGCAAGCTCGCCAACCTATTCGGATAAAACGTCTTTTTTTCGTCTTGCATCGGCTTCAACACCATGTAACCCCTTCCATTCGGCATCTTGTACGTCTTGTCAAAGATGAGCTTGCAAAAGCAGTTGCGAACCTCATTGTTTGTACCGTCGTATGCGTTGTTGATCTCGTCGATGCGCATGATGATATACGGGTATGCAAAGCTAAACTCGTGTTGAAATTGCGTCTTTGGGAAGAATTTGCTCGTGCGGGGCTCGATGATTTCGGCGGGCAACACCACAAAACTCACTTTGATGCTTTCAATGTCGCGAGGTGTGTTGCTGATTGCGTTTTCTTTGTGCGCGGAAAAGTCGACTACGTATTGATATCGGTGACTCTGCGTCTTCCAATCTCTGTCCGCACCATTGATGGAAATGTACATGTCGGCGAGACGGATCTTGGGTGCAGGGATGACGAATTCATCGGCTCGGGAAGGTTTGGGCAAAATGGGTCCGGACCGTGGTTCTTTCGATATGAGTGACGTGTAGAGGTCCTTGGGATTGTGCTCGTGGTGCGGCTTGTTCACCGTGACCTGTTGTCGGGCTTGGATTCGTTGGTCGATGTCTCGATTGGCCTCCATCTCCTTGAGCTTCTTTTGAAAGTCTTGTTCCGAGATCGCCGACTCGTTGATTTGTTTGCCTAGCTCGGGCGTTGGGACAGTTGTCTTTTGCTCGTCGTTCCTAAGTTGAACCATGCTCTCGAACTCACGCGACAAGTCCGTGCCACGCTTACTGACGTTTTCCATCGTGGGGAGTGCGTCGGAAACGACCGGAGCTCGATGACCATACACTTGTTGCTCACGCTCTAGCACTTGTGGATTGGGCTTTGTGGATGCTTTCATTCTGAGTATATTTGCCTTGACAATGTTCATCGTGTGATTATTCAACTCTTTGAGCGAGCGTCCATTCAACTCGGGCTTCTCCGACACCGATACCATTTCGGTGTAAAACGTTTCTTTGAGACGTTGCTCGTCCATGAGTTGATCAATGTTGAGCGAGTACGCTTTGTTCATGTATTCCTTAAACACACCGATGCATTGCAAGAGGTTGGTCACCGTCAGAAACCCATCTTTGTTCGCCATCTGTATTCCTGACACTTCCGCCGCCAAGCTTTAGGTCGCTTTCCACCTAAAGGTTTGTCAAATACACACCTCAAAAGCAAATGTGGTTCGCACTCTTCCTCCTCTCACACGTTGCCGCCCTCACTCGGCGTATCGACTTCAACTATATGATTGACGAGAGCGTCTCGGCCCCCAACCCCGCACTCCCATCTACCGGCATCCCGGCTGGTACAGTCTTGACCTACGAATTCGAGGAAATTCCAACGGGCTTCTCAGGACGGTCAACCGTCCTTTGGCACGAGATGCGGCTCTACATGAAAGCGTCGAGGAAAATCCAATCCGTTCGCGTCAACGTGTCCATCTTCTTGCGTGATACGTCCCATGTATCGGAAGCACAAGGAACTATGCGCATCGAGCCTGACTCGGACGCAATAGTGACCCTTGGTCCATCGACTCTTTTGTTCTCGGGCTCTGTTGGAAGTTGGATCCGATCCGCTCGTGTCAAGGTCGCTTTCTTGGACGACGTCCCTTGTGTCAATGTGAGTGGACGGGCGCGCATCGAAGGTAAGAGTCGCGAGGTGGTGAGCGTTGAGGTTTTGGATTACTATTTGAGTGAAAAACACTTAAGAACAATGCTCGATGGCACTGAAACTGTATGAATCACGTTGATTTAGTGTTTGATAGTCACGGCCGCGTGTCAAAAAACGAATACAACGGTCTACAAATCGCGCTTCCACAGGAAGCCGGTATGACGTTGGTGTGCGCGCAAGTTCAGTCGGCTCATGTGCCGCTCTCTCGACCGCTCGTGAACGAAAAAACGTCGTTGTTGGTTTTGTACGACTACATGCGGGTGCGATACGACCTACATATTTCACCAGGGGACTACCAAAGTTCGCCCGGTCACATTTGCGAAGAGATGAATCGCTCGCTCGACACGGTGACTGGCCAAAAAATATCGTTCTCTTACGACCCTATGGGAAACAAGGTACGTGCCATGTCCAACAAGCAGTTTGCGCTCGGGTGGGACGACTCGTCCGCGTTGGCACGTCTTCTTGGATTCTCACCGATCTACAAAGACGCGACTGTGGATTTTACGTGTGGGAACTTTGTCGCATCGGCTGAGCACCCTATCCATCTCGAAGGCGGTCGCTATGTAAAGTTGATAGTACCACAAATCTCTTTGGCAGCATTGTGTATTGTCAAAAGTGGGAGTACACACTGTCCGGTTGTTCCTGTGTGTGTCGCGGATGGGGATTCGGTCCTTTCATCGGACCAATTGACAGTGACGTTCCTCGACGAGGACAATGACACGTACGACTTTCACGGTCAGGATCACGTGGTGGTATTGCGCTTGCTTTTCAGAGAGCCGTGAGTCATGAATTTATTTTCTCGTCAGACTCAAAATGATTGCGTTTGTGACCGAGTTCATAGGAACGTTCGTCTTCCTCGCCTCCATTCTCATTGCGAGTGCATACTACCCCGCCGTGTTTGTTCCACTTATTTCCGTCATCGCATTGCTTGCCATGATGTATTTTGGCATCAACGCCTCGGGTGCCCATTTCAATCCCGCCATTTCAACCATGATGCTCGTCAAGGGCGACCTCACTGTCGAGAAATACATCGGCTACGTGGTGGCTCAGATCCTCGGTGGCTTGGTGGCATTGTTGTGGTATCATCAAATGATCAAGGCCAACCCTGTTGGTGAGGTCGCATCCATCGAACCGTGGCTAAAAAAATGAGATATAAAGTTATTGCGACGATAAGTCATAAGTACCATGAGTCATTTTACCATCACTCATCGCAACCTTCATTTCGGAACTTTCTCGGATATCAAGAATCGCGCGATCGTGTTTTCCTTCCCGTCTCGCGACCATGCCGAGGCAGTTCGTCGGGTGATCACGAGACAGGGCATGTGTTTGAGCATGAACCACGCAAGACAACAAATGTTCGAGGCACGTTATGGAGACAAAGACATGTTGCGGCGTCCCGTGCCAATCGGTGAATTGTGTATCGAGACGCAAAACGACGCGTTTGTAGCTACTGCGAATGTCAACAGGGTGTGTTTGTTTCACGTGGATCTCGTCACCACCACCGACTCACTAAGACTCTTTGGAGAGTTTGACGATGATGAATGCCACAGACAAGAACCGTATAATGTATGTCGTCGCATGTTGATCGAATCGTTGTAATTGAGTACTTTGCGAATTTTTACATGGTAAGATCAATCAATCGATGGACAATATCATTTGGTAGACCGAATACATTAATGAAAAGCCCTGCTTCTTCAAATATTGATTTTTGAATCACTTTGTGAAATATCTTGTGCGTCAAATCCTTCACTGTTGTGTTGAGTAGCTTGTCTCCATCGATCAACTCAACAATGCTTCGACCGTCGATGTCAAAGAAACTACGGACGATTTGGTCGTGTGTTTGTTGAACGAGTAAACCATTGTGATGAAGCATTTCATCTCGAGACCACCATTCGTTTTCTTGATCAATATCGTCGAATAGACTCGTGCATTGGCCACTCACAAATGACACGTACACAATCGTCTTTTTTTCCGTTTCAACCAACTCGGGTTCAACGATACATTGTCCATGCCAACAATAGTTGTAATTCTCCAATACATATTGAACGATACCTGTTTCATCGTCGTATGATGCAATTGCATCGAGATCGCCTCGGGTCACTATATCGTGAATCATTTAAAGATCTTTATTATCGATAGATTTTTCAAATTTTTTGCCGATAATCTACGCCTATGTTAACAGACGAGGCGCAACCGATATCAAACACACGCTCTCCTGGCTCCTTGTTGCAAAAATGCATCTAAGGATTTCGCATGATTCTATCACATAAAAATAATGTATTGGAGACAGGGCTTGTATCGAAACGTTTCGAAGAAACAATTTTATAGCACGAAATGGCAACAGAAGAATAGCATAACGAATCAAAATTTTAGGCATGTCTTGCTTGAAAAAGGTGTCTCGCAAAAGATCGTCGACATAATCGATTCAAATTTGAAGAATTCCTTCATGAGTCTAAAGGTGTCGCCATACATTCTTAGCCGCATCGATTGGGACAACTTTGAGAATTGTCCCGTGAGGAAGCAATTCATACAATTTGAGAAAGTGGATAAATCCGTCGAAACACAACTAGATAGCTTGAACGAAAATAATGACACTCCGATCGACGGTATTGTCCACAGGTATCCCAACAAGATCCTCTTTCTTGCTTTAAGCCAATGCCCAGTATATTGCACGTTTTGCACGAGGAGCTACTATGTTGGCCCGGACACGGATCTCGTAAGCAAAACTCAATTTCAAGAGCAATACAAAAGATGGAATAACGGATTCGAATACATAAGGTGTCACGATGAAGTGAAAGACGTCCTGATCAGCGGGGGTGATACGTACATGTTGTCTCCTCAAAACCTATTGTTCCTCGGTCAAAATATTTTAGACATCGAACATGTAAAGCGTCTTCGACTCGCCACAAAGGGACTCGCAGTGATGCCGATGAAGATCATCGACGACAAAGAGTACACCAAAGCATTGATTCACTTGAGCAATTCAGCCCATCAAAAGGGAAAGCACTTTTCAATTCAAACGCACTTCAATCATCCCCTTGAAATCACGAGCATCACAAGTGAGGCGATGCTCACCTTGATGCAAAATCATGTGACAGTAAGAAATCAGTCGGTTTTTCTCAAAGGTGTGAACAACGATACAAAAACTATGAAGGAGCTCATCATTCGTCTCTCAGACATTGGTATTATACCATACTACGTGTACATGTGTGACTTGGTACCCAATTCGGAAATTTACCGAACCACCATCCAAAATATGTTGGATGTGGAAAAAGAAATAAAGGGGCTCAACTCGGGATACATGACCCCTCAATTCATTATCGATTTACCCAATGGCGGCGGAAAACGCGGTATTTCAACTTTTGAGACCTATCAAAATGGTAAAGCACATTACAAGAGTTTCATTCGAAAGGATGGGATGACTGACTTTTATTACTTGGATCCGTGATTCTTTCTGTCTCGTAAGTCAATGTGCATGATTTTTGCGTGATGAGAGAGGACAAGGGTAGTTGCTCGAAATCAAGAATCTTTGTGATGTACGGATTTTCACACAAATCAAGGAGATCATGAACGTCGGCCAATTTCTTGACGAGTTTCTTTGTTGCGCTTTGTGTCGCCTCTCGGTTATAAAGGGATATCGATACTTCGTACACTCCGTCGATTTCAGTTTGATTTTCAAAAACCTTTTGGATCCTAAGAATGCGTTCATTAATCTTTTCTATTTGCATTGTATTCTTCTCAATTGGAATAAAAATGTATCGATTCACAACAAGAACAACGTACTTTTTGTCACAGTATGGTCGACACATCGCTTCATCGATTATACAACGAGTTATTTCACAATATTTTTCAAAGCTTTCCTTGACCATCGTGTATACTGCTTCGTTGATCAAATCGTACATGGTAGGGTATGGATTGATATCGATCAAGTAGTATCGACCATCCATTTGACGAATGTCACATCTGTAGTATCCATCAAATCGGAATGAATCTATTATTTTCTTGTGAAACACATCCAAATGCGGATCAATAACTTGCTTGTGATCAAGAACAAAATCGGAATTGTACTTGTAATCGTACGTCTTGTATTTTATGGGAGAGGATTCGTCAAATAAATTCTCGATATTTAGGTCCGGAAAACTTTGGTATCCAATCCTAGGATTTCCAACGCAAAAAGTGTTGAATTCGTTTCCGGGAATGTATTCTTCAAGCAATGCTCCATTGCTATACATATGGAACATAGTCTGCACCGAATTTGCCAACTCCTCCCACGAGTGGCAAAGACTCTTGTCGGTGATGCCGATGCTATCTGTAGATCTTTGATTTTTCACAAAGATTGGGTAGGACAATGTTGATTCGATGAAACCCTTTTCGGCCACGAACGTCGTATAATCATACGCAAAATAATGTTTGGGTGTTGGAATGCAATTGTTGATACATATTTGCTTCATGCATTCTCTCGAAATGTTTGCATGAAATGATGATGTCCCCGTATGCGGCATACCATTCGATTCCATGTAGTCAATAAGCTTGATAAATTGTGATCCCGTGTCGAATAGCATGAAAAAACAATCGATCCTTTCTTCGATGTAAATCTTATTGATTTCTTGGCACACCGAATTAAACGATTTCTCCTTGAAATCAACCGTATATTTGCAATATGGAATACGAAGGACGTCCAAGATCAAATCTAATTTCTTGGCATTCGAGTGTATCACATTGTCTGTATTCAAAGGATTGTTGTAGCTAATCAAAGTTTCGAGGGATCCCTCTACGATGCATATTTTGACCATTTGTACATTAAAAAAATAAAATCAATGACCCATATCAAACACATGCTCGTTCAACGCCACCTCGACTAATCCCGAAGACCACATCTCGTGATCCCTTGCGTCCAACAACGAAACAATGGATCCTTCTAGCGATCCTTTGACTTTGACACGCGCAATGCAAGTCACCCGCGTGAACTCGTAGCTTATCCAATTGACCGGTGTGTCCTTGATCCAGGCGTTACATCCACCTAGTATGACGTCTTTGCCTATGACATTACATCCGCCTCGGTCATAGGCAACTACGCGTAAATCGTCGCTCACAAGCCCGGAAAACGTGATTTTCAATCGCGATACAGGTGCTATATGAACACATTCGGTCTCTATTGCACCTTCGCATTCGTTTTTTACTTCAAATATTGTGTCCAAAGCGCTAAAATTGCAATTTACGGGAAGATTGGCCTTAGGCAGCGCATCCGCATAAATGCTCAAGTCTTTGTATTCACATGATTGTCTCGGGTAATCACTCGGAGAATAACCAAAAGCGATGTCCAAGAGCTCTTTTCCCTCCACGTTGGACGCGGTATCCACAAAACCGTCTCCAATGTCGATATATATGTGCAGTCTTCCCATGTCGAGAGTAGTTGCGACACGAAACGTTTCGGGCAACAATGTCTTGTCGACAAACGTCTTAATGACTAGGTGGCGATCAAGGTCAATCATAAAAGGCACGCCAAAGGCCCGGAAGAGAGTCGATTTTCCCGAATCTTGTGGCGCATAGATTGTTGTCACGAGGGTGGCGCGTCGTAGCGCGTGAGGAAGGGCGACGACATGGGGCGTAGAGCACACGCCCTCAGCGACAAGCTTGACCTTTAGCAATTCAAGATCGTAAACTAGCTCTCGTGTTGTGATAGTGGTGACTTTGTTGTCATCAAAATCCACGTCAAAGGACAAGTCGGGGCCACTAGCTTGCGGATTTCGATAATGCGCGCGATTTGCACCATGAAGGGTGACCTCGCAACACGGCGCGACTGTCACTTTGCACCCGTGAAATGGTCCGGTATGCTCTGGCCGGTACAAGGGTACGCCGCTAATGGACCCATACAATTTCGGCGTCACCGCTTCAATCTCAAAACATCTCGCGCTTTCATCTATACACGTGAAAAGTGACGCAAGTCGCATGCTCGCGGGATATCCGTTGTTGATGGTGTACCGCTGTATGTGGGGTGTGTCGTTCGTAAACTTGTTGACCTCCCCACGACAATTGTTTGCTGAATAAAGTTCGACGATGGTATCGGATCCCAATATTATCTCCTTGATTGGGTAGTCGCCGACACTCAAGTTGTATGACGCCGTGCCAGTGGTTTGTCTTTTCGCGTCCGATGACACGATGTTGGGCCCCACCAATTCCACACTTGCCAAATTATTCAAGTTGAAACGCATAGACACGTGCGAGTGTGTATTGTCAAACACACGAGGCTTGTCGCCATATCCGATCAAGGTGACGCGACTAAACGGTCCGACCTCGACCGATGATACGCCCGGCGCCACATCCACATCGAGGGACAATCCGGCTCCTCTCCACATATAGATACTCTCTGTGTGACGTCCGGGTCCCAATGTGAAGCACAAACCTTGCATGTCGTTACCGTCAGCAAACGTGGCAGTGCCAATGCCCTTAAAGTCAGGAATATTTTGGTTTATTATTGTCTTGTCGGATGACAAAACAATAACTTCTCGCACATCGGATCTCACGCCTGTTACTCTACATCCTCCAGTAATGTTTGTCATCGGCATTTGTGCGAGTGCTAAGACATCGCTACAAGACGAAACGATCTCGAAGACTTGGATGTTGCGACATGACGCACAAATGGCGGCAATTATAGATGCAAAGGCAATACACCTCGCATCGAGGTCGCCGGGAATATGAGAGGCGTTGGGCAACTGCCACTTTACCTGGTCGACGTCGTTGCCACACTCGGCTAGACCCCGAAGAATTTCGGAGATGGTTGTTGCGAGACAGTCGTTAGAGTCGTAGTTGATAAGCCCCGGATCTTGTGAATCGTGTGAGGTCTGTTTCGATGCAATGATCATTTGTTGTGACTCACAAAAAAATGTATAAAAAGAACGTGACATGTGATACATATCATGAAGTGTGACACCGTTTTGCAAACCGGGGAGCGCAGGGGACAAAAGTGCAATCGCCAAGCTACGGCAAGACACGTCGGTGGATTCAAGTGCGGCATGCATGCCAGGGGCATAGAAAACGAGATCCCGTTTGATACGGCGATCCACTTTGGACGCAACGGCATCACTCTGTCTCGTGCATTGGTCGACGACTACACCGAACTCGAGCCCGATCCTTTTGGTGACCATGTGCTCGCCCAACTCGATGGATACATCAATTTCAAAATGGGCGCGCCGTTGTTGAGAGAGCCCTTGTCGATGGTGTCGTTTCATCCGTACCAATCCGATCAGCCTTTGACTCACGAGTTTATTGCCAAGAACGTAGCAGAAACCGCGCAATACTGTCTATCAAATCCCGACTTGTTTGAGCTCGGTGGACCCGGCTTGGATCAAGTGCGTCTTCTTGGCCTTTCATACGACAATCACACCGGTTTATATCGTGCTCAAATGGCATGATGAATATGGATTGTACTCAATGAAAATGGTCTAAAGCTTTTTTTACATGACAGACCAAAAGACAATGAAACTATTCCGTGCCTTGTTCAAGAAGCCCGCACCTGCACATCCCAATTGCAACCTACTCACCGCCAAGTCCCCCAAGGAGAATGACCCCCCAAAGACTCTCTTCCATCTATGGGACCATCAGCGCGCCATGGTGAAGCGGTGTCGTGAAATCGAGTCGAGTGTCGACATCCAACTGACTGTGAAGCCAAGCAACCTCGATCGCTACAAGGTCCGTCCTGAGGAGGCCGTGACCAAGTCGTGCGTGGGCATCATGTGCGACCCTCCCGGTTCCGGCAAGACGTTCGTCGCACTAGCAATGTTGGCCTTGGACAAGACACCGACCCTCAACATGTTGGTCGTACCCCCAAACCTCCACCATCAGTGGGTGGATGCCATCAAGACCTATTTCGAGCCCGGTTCGTTCAAGTGGATCACAATCACCGAGTACGCCGACACTGTGCAATTGTGGAAGAGCAACTCAGCCTTCAAGGACGTTCGACTCGTCATCACTAGCACCATGTTTGTGGAGCCGGTTGCTAGCGCTCTTAGCTCTCTCGCCAAGGATATGAAGCGACAGACCATCATCGATCGCGTCATCGTGGATGAAGTCGACACCGCGACCACACTCTTTCACACCATCCCTTCGTGCAATCGCGTTTGGTTCATGTCGGCTTCGTTTGACCCCGTGAAGCATCGTGTAATCGGTCCCTTTGACTTCGAGAACCTTCCACAAGAGGAAGTGATGCGTTTGATCTGCCGTTGTGATCCGGGTTTCATTCAGTGTAGTCAAAACATCGAAGAACCTGTGGCACGCGTGATCACCGTGCCTGATGGCGACATTATGTTGTTCCGTGGGGGTGTTTTGGAGGCTGCTGACATTACGTACTTGAACGCGCTCAACTTTAAAAAGGTCAAGACGCGCAACACGGCGTTGGTGAGTGCGGATGAGGCGGGATCCACGATCGAGTACGCCCGTGCGTTGTTGGCCGCCTTGGAGCGTGAATTCGCCGTGTTGTGCGAGATCGACGAGTCCAAGATGTACGGCTACAAGGCCAAGTACGACCAAATGAAGTTGCGCATGGACACGCTCCGACGCAACATTGAGACGTGGTGTGCGAGTGGGGGCATTGCCGGCAAGACAAAATTGGACAAGGTACGTGATTTGTGCGCGAGCATCAGTGAGGCATCGGACACCAAGTGGATCTTTTTCAGTGACGACGATGCCATCTTTGACCACATCCTGCCCATTTTTCGTGATGCCGGTATCAAGTACGCGACAATGGATGAGGGAACGATTGCCAAGACCGAAGCGGCCATCCAACGCTACAAGACCAATCCCGACACTCGGGCACTGTTCATCAACTCGATGCGCGATGGTTGCGGTCTGAATCTCGAAAACACCACTCATATCGTGTTTTTGCACTACACCAATCCACACATGGCGGAGCAGGTCATTGGCCGCGCACAACGTCCTGGTCGCACATGCCGTCTCGAGGTGATTTGCCTATATCACGAGAACGAGGCTCCCGCGGTGATATAAGCGTGCAAGCAGGAAAATCCTAGCCTTATTTTTGCTTTGATTCAAAAAAAGAAGAGAAACTCACACACAATATGCGTCGATAACGCCATTGACAGCGCTAGTAAAGCGCATGCATGCGCGCTCGACGCCAAATTGCACATCGAGCCATCCTGTTTGAAAGGTCAGTGTGTTGGTACGTGCGCACTCGGAGGGGTCGATGAAGCCCGCACCCCCCGTGCCGACGCCGATTTGTGGAGTGGGTGTGTCGAGTGTTTTGAAGTATGCATGCACGTGACCGGACAAGACAAATGAAAAGCGTGAAATCACGTCTTTGAGTTGATCTCGAATCATTTTCTCTTGCTGTTGACGACAATCCCCAAAGATGGGTCGATGGATGGCCAAGACCGTCCACTTGGCATCAGGACGCAACGCTCCCTTACGCAACCATGCGCCTTGTGTACTTCGCGCATCGAGTCGGTGCTCGCTCGACACTATGATCATACGCACGCGCATATTGTCCAAGTCTCGAGCATACCAAAAGGGTGGACAGCCCTTTGGGTTAGAATCGTCGCGCACATCGGCGAAATGACGGGCGTATAAGCGTGCGCGCTCGTCGCCCGAGTCTTGGCCGGCACTCGCGAACCTCTGGCGCTCGTCTTTAGAGCCGGTGCATATCGCAGTGGCGTCGTTCGAGTCCACCGGTCCGTCATAGACGTACTCATGGTTGCCGAGAACGGGCAGGAACACTTGTCGCTTATCTGTGGGGATCAGGCGCAGAAAGGCGTCATACATAGACTGATTGTTGTATGCATAGGTCAAATCACCGAGTGCAACGAACGCATCGTATTCACCGGATGCTATGCATCCACCACATCCCTTCTTGATATCGCCAACTGCGCGAAGACGGAACGCTGATACTCCAATCGGGAGCAATGCAAAAAACAAAACAAGAGCCATACTCGTATACAGTAGACTTGTATTTTTTATCGGTCATGTGAACGTATGAACGATAAACCGATCCATCGTCACGCGCGTCTGCTTCAATGCGCCTGTCGCGAGCTGGTCCACGCGGTCGTTATACACGGACGCCCAATCCTTTTTGCCGGTGTGCGCCTTGACGTGACGCATATCGACACGCCGTCGTGTAGCACATTCGTCGATGGCCTTGACCAAATCGAGATTCGCGACGACGCCCCCATCCGCCTTTTTCCATCCTTTTCGCTTCCATCCAGACATCCACTTGCTCACTGTGTTGAGCAACAACATGCTATCGGTATACACGACTAGAGTGCGACTGAAGCCCGGATCCAGGCCGTCCGCTTGCTCAAATGCCCGAAGTAGCGCCGAGTATTCGGCACGGTTGTTGGTCGCGGTTCCGGCTGTCAACACCTCGGCAGAATCTAAATCAGGGTGTTCGGGCCACACGACAGCGAATGCGGCACGTGCGCCCTTTTTACCGTTGGCCGTACATGCGCCGTCGGTGAAGCACACGAGAGCGTCACTAGGGGGAGGTGGTGGGGTGTCTCTGGCGGCCATGTTCATATTGATATGTACTATGCCATCATTTTTATATCAAATCGGTCATTTTAGGTGTCTCTGACGATATAAGCAAAGGTGTATCGGATTTGATCCCATTGAGATACAAAAAGGTGTGTAGTTGGCTAATGATACAACTACGTGCTGCTTCGTTCGCTCCGATGTTGAGGGGTGTCTTGTAACGCCACTTGATGTGCATCACAACGTTGTTGGAATCGACGGCATCGTATATGACAAACACTGAATCTTTTCGGATTTTGAGGCTTTTCGTTTCAATGACGCGCACAATCTCATGTCGTACAATATCCAATAAATTTAGAGAGACTTTGCCGAAATTGATTCGGATGACTAGCTTGTCCACCCACCGATGCATCGTGTTGATGTTGGTGACCGTTGCGCCTCGCATTTCCATAGTGGGGATGGAAAACAACATACCCGTGTCTTTTTCGAGCACGGTGTGCATCAACGTGATCTTTTTCACCAACACCCATTCACCTTGATACATAATGTTGTCGCCCACATCGTACCTATTTTCTCCAAAAAGGTACACCGAATTCTCAAACGCCAACTTGAGCGTTTCCCCAAACACGAATGCAAAAGACAACACAATCGTAGAAAACACGGAGAAGCCCTCCAACACGTTGACGCCCCATACCCAAAAGTGCAACGGGATTGCGCCAACATGCAAACAAAACCCCACAACCATCTCGAGTGTTCCAAACATGGATCTGGTATCTTGCAATGACGCCGCTGTGTGATGTCGTGCCTTGACCGCGGCCGTCACGACATCGACAAATTCATCGCGTAATATCACTCCGTCTCCGTTTCTATCAAACACAGTAAGTGCAGCATCGGGGTCGGGAAACACTTGAGCCAACAAGCTGCGTGTAAGAGGCTCTCGATTGTTATGGGTCAATATCGTAAATGCCGCCGTTGCGAGCTCAGAGATTTGGTGGGTATTGAGAATTGGGAACCGGGACTCGTGCAACATGGGAAGGACGTGTACAAGATGAGAAGGACGCGAGGGTGATGCATGGGGAATTGTGACTGCCCAACGACTGTTGCTCGGTCTCGCCAAATCCAACACGACTTGTATGATTCGGTCCCTGTCGAGGATAGATGCGATCTTTGAATGATATGCTCGATTGTACACGCGAAGGCATAATATCGTGGCGCTCATTGTCACAAAAACACGTATGGAGCAAACAACGAATGCGCATGCGTGTATGCGCGTGAGAATGCTGTCATCTGACAGTGACAACATATAACGGATCGGGAGAATGACGATCACCGTGAGGAGCCAATGAACGGTGTTCACGAGAGACACGTGATTTGACAAGAAGATTTTTCCATCTCGGAACACTACCCATCCGACCGCACGAACCATTCCACTCGCAATCACACAGGTGGAAATGTGTGCGGGTATGGCCCAACACACGAGATGAAGGTATTGACTAGTCGTTGGTGAAATTGCTTCTTTGGAATCGAGAAGGAGTGAAACTCCGACGAGTGGTGTGAAAATGAAGAGGGCAGTGAGCAAGGGGATTTGCATATTCAATTGAAGCAAGAAAAAATGAGTGATAAAAATGACATGAAAATGACATAAAGACATCAATCTAGTCTACTATACAAATGTCGAGCACCCTCAAATCTCACGAAATCAAGGACCTTGAGGAGTTTCAAGACTCTGAAGAGATCGATAACAACATCAATGACAGCAATGGAGACGGTATTGAGAACAAAGACGGTAATGGAGACGACATCGAGAACAAAGACGACATCGAGAACAAAGACGGCAATGGAGACGACGAAGATGATGACGAAGATGAATTTGACAAGGACGTGACACTTCGCGCCAAGTGGTCAATCGATCTGACTGGAGCTCGCAACATGGACGAAGTCGTAACCTTGCTGGAAAAATTCATCGAGTACGTTAAAGCAATGAAGGCGGAAGGCTATGAGCTCCGTGCGCCAATCGATGACGATTGGGGCTTTATGGTGACAAAAAGTAAAAAGACGTAGTAGGACGGCACGGCCAATGCACATTCTTACGGCGTGTATAAGATGTAACGATGACGATGTGTTTGGTCGTCGTCCTTGATGTCGATACAAACTCGACGAAAATGAACGCGGTTGCCGCGTTCGATGCTATTGATGAGAAAGACCATGCAAAATACTCCGCATTCTGTGTTTTTGTATTGGCGACGGTGTTTATTGTATTGTTTACAAAAGTGTCGCTCAGTTTGAGGGCGAACATGTTCGTGAACGTACGCCTGCATTTGGGCCATTAGAACGCGAAACTCTTTTTTGGGCGGCACGGCAACCGAATCGTAGAAATAGATGCCGTACGCACGCCTCGAGGGGTCCAATGAACCGTACATGGCCACCCAATGAGACCCTCCTTGGTCGTGCCTATCGAGATTGAACACGATACCAAAGTGCTTCTTTCCCCCATAGACGAGGCGCTCGACGAGTGCCGGGACGTCACATATGCGTGTGCTGACGCACACTTCGCCGATGCGTTCTGCAAAATTGATCGGAAACACCCCCACGAATTCAAAGTCGGTATATGCTCGCTCGTATTGTTTCATAACCATGACAATGTCGTCGGTGCTGAGCCATTCGCGGTCATTTTCATTCCACTCGTCGGGTTTTGCGGGGCGGAACGATTCTTGGACGTGTTTCGCAAAACGCGAGTCACGGACGAGGCAGTGCTCGGCGCCCTTGCACTCTTTTGGCAACTTGGCCCGGAGTTCATGCACCATATTTTTAAAATCTTGGTTGGTCGAGATGCGACGGTGTGCGGGGGCAACGCGGTTGTGCTCTTCGACCACTCGTCGCGCTTCATCCGGTTTGAGACAACTGCCCGTCTTTTGCCAATGATCGATACGGTCAGGCGCACAAAATCCATTGGGGGCCATTCTATACTCTGACTACAAAAAATGTAGTTTGCGTTCTTTATATGAATTTTGAGTATCGAGACAAAGGCGTCTAAATAACTCACTTAAAAAAATGACTTGTTAGTTTGGAAAGTAAAATAACTACACATCTCTCGTCTTCTGCAAAGATGTCGACAACATTTCAACGATTTCTCAAACAATATCGTGCGGAAAAGGGTCGCAATTTCACACACACGGGAATGGGAGAAACTGCCGGCAGCTACTTGGTGCCGTCCGAGGCGACCGACCGCTTTCATGCGGTGTACGTCGCTGCGATCGAGGCGGGAGAAGCCGTTTGCATCACCGAGAGGCACAAGGCGACTGGACCGATCGTCGTTGACCTGGACTTTCGTTATGAGGCGTCCAAAGTTGTGGCGCGTCGGCACACGCACGAGCACCTACACCGTCTTGCTCAGATCTACGCGGGTCACATCGCGGCCATCATGTGCTTAGAGGAGCCGTTTGTGGTCTATGCGTTTGAAAAGGCCGAGCCGGTCGTGGCTGGGCGTGTGCTCAAGGACGGCGTTCACCTGATTGTCCCCGACGTGGTGACCCGCCCCTCGGCACAACAACTCTTGCGTCAACGGGTTGTGGCCGACCCCGAGATGGCCAAGCTGTACTCGGAAATCGGGTCGACTAATCCACTCAAGGACGCGGTCGACGAGGCCGTCATCTCCAAGAACAACTGGATGATGTATGGAAGCCGAAAGCCTGGAGCTCCACACGCATACGAGGTGACGCAATGCTTCCGATTCGGTGCCGACGGCGAATTCATCGAGTCGATCGCATGGGAGATGCAACTCATGGATGCAGTGGAGT